CATGCCTAGCGATATTTACGATGTTGGAATAGAACTTTCTCATATCGCTATCGATCATTTCCTCGGTGTAATAGTCCGGATAATTCCGCACTTGCTTTACATCTTGATATGCAGATTTGACTTTCAGTTGGAGTAAATCCAAATTGAAATTTTCATCTGTGATTGCCAACTCAATCTGTAAGTCCTCTATGATTTCATCAACCATAAATATCACCTACAATCCGTAATGCTTCACAAGTAATTCTTTCAATTCTGCTCCGCTTTTATCTTCTGTATCAATCCCAACCTTTTCAGCCTCGGTTACAAGCTGTGCTTTATTCATTCTTGCGATATCCGTCCGGGTTAAATTCGGCTTGGAATCATTCAATTCTTCCTTTACTTCTTCAACCCACTTGATAAGCGGTTTATGTTGCTTATTCCGTTCAGATGATAATTCGCTAAATCTAGCATCTGTAACCTTATAAGCACAATCAGGATGAGGAAATACATCCCCATCCCGATACGGCCTGCTATTATCAAACAAATCTTCGAAGTACGTAATCGTTACGAACATACGATTTCACTCCTTATGCGCCTGCACCAGTTGTGGTAATGGTTCCTACAACTACACCGTCAATTCTTTCGGCGAAAATCTTGATACCAGAAACGATAGTATCTGATGCTGTCATATTGGTGTAATCCGGCTGTTCATGGATACCGATAAGACCAGTCTCGTCGAAAGTAAACTCAAACGCTTCATCAAGACCGGAATTATTTGCAGCTACATAGTAAAGGACAAGATTCTCTACTGCCGTACCATAGATGGTCTTTGCCGGAACCTTGGAATTGAGAATAACAGTTCCTAACCCTAAGAAATTCTCGATATAGGTCATACCGAATGCATTCTGAATTGTGATATTTGCGGTTCCCAAATAATCAGCAACATCCGTCGGATTCATAAAGTAAACCGACTGAATGTCTGTATCTTCAAATTTAATCTGCAACTGCCCCCATACTTTTGCTAAAGTTGCCTGTACGGTTGTTCCGGTTGCTTCCCCTGTTCCGGTTGCAAGGAATGTAAAGAAATCAGTCTTGATTTCCTTCTGAACGTCACGGAGCATTGCATTGGTTGTCATATCAACAGCCTGATCGTATCCGCGCTCAATAATTGCTTCTGCTGACGTTCCTTTTCTCCACTTCTTTAAGGTAATTACACCGATATCCACCGGAGTTGTTACATATTTAGAAAGTGGGATTGTGTCACCCTCTGCAACTTCACCACTCAAAAGAGTTCCGGTTGCTTTGTAAGCCTTTAACTGTGTACCAGCTACCTTCGGAATCATCCGGGTAATTCCCAATACTTCAACCAGTTTCTTGATTGAATCATTGAATCTGAATGTAAAATCAATCTCTCTTGCTCTTACTAAATCAGCCTTTTTAATTAAATTATCTTCTGCCATTTCTTTTTACCTCCATTTTTCACGAAAACAACGCTAAGTTGTTAGCGATTGCTCTCTGCCTTTGCTTACTGTCTTTGATTGCTAATATCTGTTCCCTTGTCATGGAAGATTCTCCCGAACTAAATTGAGGATCCGGAATCGAGCCTCTCCATTCATCTTTAGCTGCTTTTAGTAAACTATCTGAATGTTGCTTCTGAACTTCCGCAAGCGTTTCCATATCGCCGGAAATCTCGGCTTCAGCAGCTTTCTCCGCTAATTCCGCTGACATACCTTGCACTGTCATGTAACGCTTTAACGCTTCATTCCTCTGCTTGTAAGCCTCCAGATCAGAAACATACTGTTTGCGTTCCTCATCCTGTTCCTGCTGTGCAATCTCGGCTTTCTGTGCGTCTGAAAGTGTTTCACGATACATCCGGATAGCGTCAGCTTTTTCTTTCAAGGCTTTATCCAATTCCTTTTTGTTCTTAGCCTCACTAACCTTTAGCTGTGCAACCTCTTTCATAAGGCTTTCAAGTGTTACTTCCGGCTCATTGCTCGGATTTGATTGTGGCTCATTGCCTGCATTCGCCTGCGGTTCGCTTTGTGGATTGGTTACATTTGTGTTGTTTTCTTCCATGATTTTTTTACCTCTTTCTTGGCTTTTTTAGACTTCTGTGTCTTTTTGGCTTTTTAAGTCTTCTGTGACTGCATATATGAAAAGCACCCATCCGAAGACGAGTGCTTTAATCAACTAAAAATATTCGATTGTGCATCGGCAATTTGCTATCTCTTCCATGCTTGCACCCAAAGATGTGTCCTTCGGGAATTGCAATAGGCTGTCACCTACCACGAATGGTCTGTCAATCCGTATATCCTTATTGTCAACCATTTTGTGTGTTTCCCGAACTTTATCATCCTTTTCGGTTATCCACCGTTTCTTGGTCTTTCCGGATTTGATTGCATCTGTGTACTCTTTATAGTTAAGGCTTGCATTCGCTTCATTCTCGCTTAACGAAACCGCTCTATCATCCGACAGATAATATTCATCATCCGGGTTATCCAATGTTATATCGATGACTTCCCGACAATACTGTTCGATGTAATCTTCCATATAGTCGTCAATGTCAACAAAGTCTTTCGCAACATCTTTGTATTGCTCAACGAATTGCGATAGCAGATAGTCATTGATCATCCTATTCGCATCTCGCATAGTCTGAATTAAAGCGAACAAAAAAAAGACGGCTCTTTCAAACCGTCTCGCAAATTCTTTCCGTTTTTTCTTCTGTTCTTTGCTTAGTTGCATCGAATCAAAGTATGTATCATAATCAACCGATTTACGCATATGTCAGCACCACCTAACCATTCAGAAGTGGTGAATTATTGGATTGGTCTGAAATATCCGGAGATAATCTGCCAGCATTCGGCTGTGATTCTCCATCGCCACCAACAGCCTCATTATCTTTGTTGAAAATACTATTCTGATACGCTTCAATCGTTGCTTTGCTGTCTTGCCATACTTGATTTACATCATCCCATGAATCCATAGCTTCTAGTGCGTGCAAGCCATATATGCCATGCGATACCGCTGTAGCAAAAAAGTTTATCTTTGTTGTCAGCTCATCATTCTTTTGGCAAGAAACGTGAACGGATAAGTCTTTCTTTGTCAGCGTCAGCATCGGATTGTCCGGCTCTATGACGTTTGAAATTTTAACAGCTGCGAGTGCAATCTCAGCTTCTTCCATCTTGCACCCACGTACAATCTTATGTTCCTTGTCAGCATCTTCCTCGGCTGCTTTCTGACCATTTGCAGAATCCATACCAACACCGGTACTACCACCGCTATTGTTGTTTCTCTCCGGCACATGGCATTCTTCTAAGATTCTTGCCCTTGTAGCATTTATATGGTCTAACATACCGCTATAATCATAATTGATTGCAAGAGTTTCAATCGTAGGTGTGCGACCGTCCTTTGTGGTGTAGGTCTGTACCATATCACCTGTCTTTAACTTCCTATCGACTTCATGCTCGTTTCCGTCTTCATCGACCACGATCTGCTTTTCAAATTCAATATCATTTGTATGCCAGATTGCCTGTGTATTCTGCTCAACAGAATTGGCGTAATCTGATAAAAGCAAATTCAGATTTTTTAACTCTGATAAGACGTGTTCAAAACATCCTGTTCTGTCATACGCCCGGAAATACTCCGTGATAGGAATTTTATTCAATGGATTGACTTCACCGCTTCTGCGCTGTCGTACTTCGTTCCATTGTTCTTTTATTGTCTCAACCGATTCACCATTTTTAATCGCTAACAGATTTTCAATTTCAAATCTACGTGTTTTAGTAAAAACTGTGAAATACGTGTTTCCAGTTTCTGAATCACGCCTATAAGTGACGCCTGCCATCTTGCGTCTATCTATATGTCTGCTAGAGTAAATGACAAATGTTGACCTAGCATCTAGGACAGTTTCAAAGAAGAAACTATCTCCTTCTTCGTAATCCTCTTTCTTGCGCGTATTGACGTATGTGTAACCTAAACCGCAAATTTCAACACTACGACCTAACTCTAGCAACTTTGTGTCAGAATTCTCGGAATTATAATTTTCATTCAAAAGAGTGATAGCTTCCGGTTCGTTGTTCCGTCTACCGCTATCCTCCTGTCCACGTTGTACCAATACAATAGAC